ACAGTTTCAAACTTCTTAGGATGTCTAAATATTCCACGAGCTAGGAAGTCTTCATAGATAAGAGTTTCGTATGCCTGTGCGTAGGAGCATTTCTCGATCTTTGAGTATAGTTGAGCGAAGTTGCCAGACTCACCGGACTTAAAGCATCTCCACAATCCAGTAACCAGATTGATAGACATGTGCCGTTTATAATCGTTATCGACGAAAAGAGACGGAACTACTAACTCTATATCATCGCTGGAAAGTCTATAATTAGATAGAAACTTACCCATACAGTATTTTCTAATAAAAGAATTATTGCTCATGTTCATAAATAATATAAGTGCGTCTCGTGGAGACATCATAGACCAGTGCCTGTGGAAATACAAGCTAAAGTACATACTACGACTCCCAGGGTTCGGAGCCAAGAATGAGGATGCGTTGAATTTCGGATCCTTCATCCATAAGATCTTTGAAGTTGGCTTCAAGGAGAAAAGCATGAAGACCCTGCTTAAGATAGCAGAGGCGGAACGCTCAACCTATAAAGTACCATTTGTAGAAAACTCTAGAATGCAGTCTTGTCTAGAGAACTTCATCTTGTGGAATCAGAAGCTGGGAGAAACCCTTTCAACTGAGCAATTATTTACCATTCCTCTGGATGCCGACAAGGACATAAACTTTGTAGGGATTATTGACCGAGTGGTTAAGGGGACAGATGGTGGATACCTTGTTATCGACTACAAGACCAGTAAAAGGGAAAAGAAGAAGAAGACCCTTCTGGATGACAATCAGCTAAAGGGATATGCCTATGCTATCCACAAGACTTATGATGTCCCCTTTGAGAAGATCTTCTGCTCTCACTATTACCCAGTAACTGGAAACTTTGTTACCGTTAAGTTCTCAAGATTCCAAATAGAACAATGGAAGAAGAAGCAGATTGAGAAGGTCTGGAGGATCCGAAAGAAGAAGACAGATGAGTTCTGGGCAAGCAAGAATATCTTCTGCGACTGGTGTGAGTATAAAGACGCTTGTCCTGCTTACCATACTGAGTCTACTGTCTGCAAGCGCATTGAGGAGCAGAAGGAACTAAAAAAGACTTTAAACGAAAGTAAGAAGAAGTCTTAGCTTTTGAGATAATGGTACAAGTATAGCAGCCCGATGGCAATGATCACGAAACCAGTGCCACCAGAATCAGGCCCGACAACATCTCCAGGGTCCTGACCTTTTTCAGCAAGTATTCTGCCTCTATACTGGGCATTGATCATGTCTTCTTTATTCATCTTTTTATCCTTTTAGGGTTACTAGTTGTGATGTCTGATATCGAACCAGTAATTATAGGATAGTAGATCTCGTAGTCAATATCCATTAGGAAGTTTTCTACAACTTCTTGATTAAATCCTGAGTCCACAACTAAGAACTTATGGAGGGTTTGCATCTTTAGAGGCTTTCTACTCTCTAGAGCCTTGAGCACCCTGATCTGGAAGAGTCGGGTCATTCTCTTTCCATACTTATAACTCCATCGATCAATAAAGTCTTTGGAGGTAGTAAACTTTAGCAGATCGAAGGTTTCAAACAATTCCTCATCTAAATTAGACATTACTCATTATACCCTACCTTCTATCGTAATGTAGAGTAAATACCCTTGGAAAGTTACACTATATAAGTATACTCTAGTCACTAGAGTCTTTTTACCTAAAGAGAAGAAAAGGAGGAAAAGCTAAAGTATCTAGTTCATTTAAGTAATTCTCATATTATAGTCATTGGACTCTGAAAACCTTCAAAAGAAAAATTATGGCAAATAGAGGCATAAGTGGAGATCTAAAGTCTCGCGTAGACAGGTTCATCCAGAATAGTTCAAATGAAAGAGTAAAGTATTCAGGATATACTATATCTGAGACTTCCTATTTAGGACTTCGTCCAGGAGACTTGATCCAGTTTAAATATGGGTATGGTCCAAGATCAACAAGATATGGAATAATATTGTCATCTGGAAGATCCTCCAGTGGTCTTTTTCTCTCCAGATTACTTAATTCTCTCTATAACGTGTTAGTATGTGAAGGGTTAGAGGAGGGTATGTTTCTTTCTTTGCTAAATACAATGTATGGAAAGGAATCAAAAGCAACCTATTCCATGGCAAAATCTGTGGCTGCTTTAGAGACTAGTCCCTCTACTGGAAAGCCTTACGTAAAGGACTTTAGAACTTTAAATGTATCTACATTGTTTGATATACTTAAAGTCGAACTAGTTAAGGAAAGATAATATGACATTCGAGGTAGTTTACAATGGCTGTTAGGCAACCTGGAGACCCTGGCATTACTAGCCTTCAGAACGAAAGTATCAAGGCAATACGCGATAATATTAAAGCTGTTACTGGGAATACCGCTAGTCACAACGCGCTGAAAAATGCTACGCTAAGTAACCTCGACTTCACTGGGAGACTTACTACGGTCATACAAAGGCAAGAGCAGTTACAGCTTCAATCCTTAGCCGCAGGCACAACTGCTCTAAAGTTTGGTCAACAGAATGTTCAAGCTTTAAAAGATAACATATCCACAAACCAAGAAATGACCGGATTTCTTATAGGTGGATTTCAAAGAGGTCTTAGAGACTTAAGCCGTAGTACTGTTGATCTTGCAGATGATATGATGCTTACGGGGCAAAATACTCAGGCTCTTATTGGGTCCATGGGTAACCTTACTTTGTTAACTGATGATTCCAACAAATCCCAAGGTAAGCTGTCGAAAGCAATAACAAAAAATACTTCGGAGTATGGAATCACTGCTACGAGTATGATACAGGCTCTTAATGCAGTTAGGTCTTCCCTAGAAGAGGCTGCTGTCTACGGTGACGATGCTGTGAATGCCTATGCAGATTCCGCAGCATCCTTGAAGGCTGCGATGGGAGGAGCCGAAGGCGCAGATAAATCAATATCTATTCTTCTTAATATGGCAAACAGTTTAAATGTGGGCCAACAACAGCAGTTAGGTCTTACTGAGATAATGCAAGATCTTAGAGATGGGAATAGCATAAACCATGATGAGCTTATTCAGGCAGGGCAACGTCTCAGGGCGCAATTTAGCAGTAATCAACAGGTTGCTGATAGTCTTACAAACGCATACGGGAGAGCGCAGGTACAAGCGTTATTGCAGGTTACTAAAGGTTTAATGAAGGGCAATAAGTTATCCGCAGAAATGAAAGCTCAAGAACAAGATAAAATTAATACTATAACTGCTCAGAAAAAAAATGTAGACAAGTTTTATGAGACTTACGCTCCTGGAATGTATGAGTATATAACTAAGTATCTACCTTTGATGCTGGCAGCGGCTACAGTGGGTCCCGGTGCGGTTAAAATGACTGGCAATTTAATTGCAAATGCTGCGGCGGGAACTCTTGGAGCGGGTGCTGCGAGTACAGGATTTAAAGTAGTAGCCAAGAGAATAATAGGATCCCTTGGATTCATAGGTGCCGCTGCTGCTGGTATTTGGGCGGTGAGTGAATTGGTGTCCTCAGATACCAAGTCTACGGCTAAAAACACAAAGGCAGCTAAAGAGCAATTAAAAAAGGATGCGAAAGAGAGGGCTAGAAAAAATCAAGAACCTCTTTTAAAGCCTGGAACTTTAGCAAGGGCAGCCTCTCTTGCATCGGGAATGTTGAGAAAAGGCTCTGGTCCGTCTGAAACAAAACAACTAATATCAGTTATTAAAGCTCTGGTAGATCAGCAGAACAAGAACGCGGCTGCTACATCTAACCTAGCAGACGTTATAGAAAGTAAGGCAGGTATTTAATTATGGCATTTTTAGGTGACGGTGGCTACATTAAGTCTAATAGAAATTATAACTTCGAAAATAATAAAAATGCTAGGAAGCTAGAGGAGAGATCTCATCTAACTTTAGAGTTTCCGCAAAGTAATAATAGAATATTTAGAACCTATATTCCTTTTTTAGAGAATCCCCAAATATCTGAGGCAGGTTCAAATTCCCTTCAAGAGTACAATCTCGTGGGAAGGGCTGGGTCCTTGTATGCGTACGGAGGTTCTGAGTCTAGGGCCTTTGATATAACATTTAACATTAGTTTACTGCATCTTCTTCATATTAATTCTACTGAAGGCATCGCAGACAAGTTTACTAGGCACTTTAATTTATTCTTTGCGGATAAGAAAAGCGCAAAGGATAGATTTGATCTTAGGACTTCTGTCACAGACGCATCCAATAATGCCTATTTGAAGCACACCGCGAATGCGGATGCGGTTGCTTTCATGGGTGCAAACATGATGGGAGGTGATGCCTTAATTGTCCAATCAGAGAACATGAAGTCCGCTGCCCTTGATGGCCTGTATGGCAACGAACAGAGGGTATTGAATGCTCAAGGTGAAAAGCTTGGAGTAGAAGACACTAAATTTAACCCAGAAGGTTTCCCTCATGCTCAAACTCACAGAGCATTTTACAAGACAATGGTCAACACCATAACCGGAGGACCTAACGCTGTAGACAATTTTATAGGAGGAATCACAGGAGGTTTGTTTGGAGCATCTGCTGAAGAAGCGGTGGACTTAGATAAGGTTATAAACTTGGTGTATGTTTGGGTTAACTTAGTTAGAGCTACCTGTCTCAATAACGCAACTAATACTGTGCAAGGGCCGCCTATAGTGAGGCTAACCCATGGTGCTATGTATAACAATGTTCCTTGTGTTGTTCGTGATTATACGATTTCAATTATGGATGAAGTTGGATTTGATGTTCAAACTTTAACTCCTAAAAGATTAGAACTTACACTTACCTTGAGTGAGATGAGAACCGGCGACTTCGGAGCCTTCCAAGAGGGCTACCTTGAGTCGGGTGACAACTTAGCAGGATGGGAAGCTATTATAGGTAATAACAATACAGATCCTTATAACGGGGAAATCACCCTAGAAGGAGTTCAGATCGGACAGGCGGGTGAGCGTGTATCAAGCATTGATGATGTTACGGGAGTAGGATAGACTAATGAAGTATAATAATCATTTAAGTGTGGGTATTACAGACAAAACCTTTAAAGATAAAAAGGTAGCATCCTCTCTTAACTCCGCTACTTTTGAGTTGACGCTTGCACAATTAAATTCTGCACCGCGAAGAGTCGGAACTATACCTCCAGGGTTTGAGCATCGAGCAGATTTAATAGCAGATTTATTCTATGGCACCCCCACTTTTGATTGGGTTATACTATGGGCTAATAATATCTCGGATCCATTTCAACAGCTTAATGCTGGAGATAGAATAACAATAGTGGACCTCGTATAATGTCTAGGGTATTTACTGCTAATGTTTTTATAACTAAGTCTAGGATAGCTATAGAACAGTTGTTTTTCTCCAATACCAAGGTGTCTAGTTTTACGTCTGCGGTATCGAAACTTAGTCCTAAGGAGTTAAATGATAGTTTTATCGCAAGTCCTAATAGTAACGAAGGTTTGGAGAGATTTGAGTATTCCTTTGGTATGAATAAAGGAAATGATCCTTCTAAAGTGGTCTTGAGTTTTGTTGAGACCTCCAAATTGATTGAGTTCCTTCTCCTTGATGACGAGCCGGGAGCTATCAGAATTAAAACAGAGTTAGATACTTTAAGGCACTTACAGGAATACGAAAGACTTAATTTAATTAGTAGTCAGGCTACTTTATCCGAGACAGGTAACTTCTCTTTCTTGGGAGAGTCTGATAGCCTTGATGATATGTTTGCGGATCTTAAAAAGAGCAATACGTATTACTTTGCTTTTGGTGTTGGAGACGATATTAAAAATTGGGACGGTCCTCACGTTATGAATCTGGCTGCGGCTACATTATCTAATGATGATGCTAATGTAAGAAAAGTGTCCGCTACTTTTGTTGCCAATATAAACAGTTTGAAAGTCTGGGACGGTACTTTTGAAAAGGAGATGGGTTACGGAGGTACCCTTAAAAAGTTCAGTCAAGTTTATAGTGCAAAGTCTTTTCATAGGGCAGAAGCAATAGAGTCTTTACCTATGAAAACCACTTATGCTGAGGGGGAAAAAGTGGTTGCTCATCACCCCGGTGGTAGCTCGCAAGGATTTTTACTTAACGCAGATAAACCTATTAGATCTTTATTAAAGAACTATATTGGTGCGGTCACTTCCCGCCCAGGTAATGCGGTAGTAGCCTTTGAGCATGAGATGGGGGAACTTATTGCATATCAACCTAACGCACTAAAAGGAGACTCAACAAAAATATTAGATGTGCCTTCAAATCAAAAGTTACTACAACTTGGTATAAACTATCAGATAGATGATAATATTAATAGCAAGGCTCCCGTTAAACCTCTCACGCCTTCACTATCACCAGTAGAATCCTCTACAGAGGCTAACTCTCTAGAACCTTCTTTTCGGGAACAAGCACAGGAGATTCGGTCGGCGTGGAGAGAGTTTTTAAATGATGTTGATGCTAGCGAAAGGTATTCTTACCTTGTGAATGCTGTTAGGTATGATGTACAAGGTAACTACGATCCACCCCCAGTTCCGCTAGCAAGCACTCTAACACTGCCACAATCACAATTCTACGCTCTTGTCGTAGGGGAACTTAATGCCTACTTTAAAGGTGAAGGTTCTGTAGATCCGAAAATTGTACCTTTTATTAATGTTGAGACCGGGGACGTAGCCCCAGAATACTCCGAGGCTACACGTAGGGCTTTTGATTCGCTAATGTCTGACGGCAAGCCTGAAGGCATGAACGAGGATGGATCAGGCAATACCGAAGAATATACAGAGGAAAAGAAGAAGGAGGCTGCGAAATCACTAGCCCCTACCCCTGACAATTTGGGATATCTTCGAGAAGATAAACCTGTCAATCAACAATCTAGTTTAGATGCAACTATGGAGCAACCCTCCCTCTCGCAGGAAAAGGCTGAAAGCACTCCTAGTATCACTCTTAATATGAATGTTACTAACCCTTACTCAGATGGTAAAGTTAGTGGGTTCAGTCCGTTACTATCCCCCTTATCAAGATTCGCTGCGGGGTTACGGGACGAACCGGGCTTTGGATTTAAGTTCGTCGCTGATCCAAAATCTGTTGAGTTTGATTTTTATGAAGAGACTGATTTGAAAGTTCTAAATTTATGGAAAAAGTATAAAATAATAAGTGACTCTAATAGTTCTGCGTTTGTTTTTGGTGACATAAGAAGAATAAGGAATTGCCTATACTTAAATGATTATATGCCTTCTAATAGTATGAAGAGAAAAGGGGATGGGACTAATTTAAAAATATGGAAGACTTTATCGGAAGGAAACTACCAAGAGTACAGGTCAGAGTTTGCTGACCTTTTCCAACTTAAGGTGTCAAGCAGAGTTTCCTCTTTTGAGAGTAATGATACAATACCTGAAGAATCCTTAGCAATGCAGCTAGCTAAGTCACAAAAATTTGATTTTACAAAGAGTGACTTACTGCTAAAGCATAACATTGAAAACCCTAATGTTGTGTCTTTAAAGTACTCCACTAAAAAATATATTTCTTCCCTGCATAATATGCTGATACGTCCTGAGATAGACAAGCAAATAATAGGTACTACTAGAATTGCTTCAACTGAACGTGTTGCTAATAAATTAATGGGAAGGGAGGAAATTAGAAAACTTTTAGATTCCACAGGGGCGGAAACTGATGCTGAATATAGAGTAGCTTTGGAAACTAATCCACAAGTTAAGAATCAATTATCTAAGACTCTAGCGGATCTTATTGTATCCAACAAGTTTCCTGAACTAGCTAAAGTCCAGATTTATGACATAGTAAGTCTTTTGTTAACCACTAAGAGAATGGATACTCTTAAGGAGTCTGCTAAGGCTGAATATAAAATTATCTCTCCTGTACAAAGACTTACTAACGTAAGAAAAGATGTCATGGATCGTTACATTCAGCAGGTTGTTGAAGTTAAGGCCAAAACCCTTCCTTTCTTTAATCACAAACTTTTTATTGGAAAGTCTTGTGGTTTGCTGGGCATGACTGGAGGGGTCATAGGTTCTGATTCTGATATTAGGCATTTGGCACCTTACGCTGGCAACTACAATGTTCATGGGTGGAAGCATGTAATTTCTTCTTCTGAGATATCAACCTCATTATTTCTCATACGAGATGGTTTTGAAAGCACCGGCACTGAGGGTAAAAGCACTCTTGCGTATGTTAAGGAGGGCCTAGAGTCCATGGTAGTAGAGATAGAAAGTAAGTATTCGGGCTTTTCAAATGTTAAACCTAGCCGTGAAAATGCGGCAAAAGCACAGAGAGAAGCCGAAGCAATAAAGTCTCAGAAGCGAATCGAAGAACTAAACAAAAAGGAAGGTATCAGCAACATGGTCGGTGCTAAATTAGAGAAGTATGTTTCCTACATAGATCAAGGCATCTCCGAAACTGTGGATTACGTTAGTCATGAGAGTAACAAATTATATAATAAGTTGGCTCTTGTCTATGAGTTTGGCGATGGCAGAACAGACATTAATTTTAATAACGTAGATCCCTTCTACCTACTGTCACCTAGAGCAAAGCAAAAGAGGTTGAATGGAGACGATAAGGAGATAGCGGCTTTGAGGAAGCTAATAGATCAGATACAAGAATAAATTATGTTAAACACAGTAAAAGGAATAGTAGGTAAGAAGCAAATCGGAAATGTATTCTATGCGGTGTTTGATAAAGTATCAAAACTGGAAGTTCCCGTTATATACACTTCTCCCATGTATAGGGTTAATGGGGGAGGGTTACTGGCTTTGCCTTTGTATGGGGATGTCATACTAGCTTGCCATGACGAAATATCAGGGGAATACTATTATCACTCTACAATAGTAAGCACTAATTTAGAAGATCAGATATTAAAGGTTCCGGGATTTGCGTCGATAAAAAACTCAGACAAAACCTTTGATGACAGCGGAAGAGCCGTAAAGGTAAAGTATCAGAATCAAGCGGGTGTGGGTTTAGAGATCACAAGAAACAATAGACCGGCCCCTTTAGCCCCCATTGGGTCAGTAAACTTAATCAGTGAGAAAGGTAAAAAGGTAGGACTTGACGATTCCCCAGATGTAGAGGCTGTTGTTATGCAGAATCAGCATGGTGATGGCATAACCCTTAAAGGAGATGCGGATAAAATGTTTTCTTCTAGGAGCATTAAAACCTCCACGGAAGGACCGCAACTATATGAAGCACGAGGTTCAAGTATGGACCTTCACGTAGTAGACGGACTTGATTTAACTATAGAAAACAGATCTACAGGCGTAAACGCACAAACACCCTCTGAGGACTACTGGCCTAACGGAAAGCAGCCTTGTAGGAAGTGGGGAGGTATTTATCTAAGAAGTGAAAACGGAGATGTNTCTATTGCCGCAAATGCAGACACCGGGGATCTTAATGAAGACGGAAGAATATTCATAACTACTCCAAAAGCTAGAATCCAAATACTAGAAGACGGATCTATCACTATAGATTCTACAACGTCTATCAACCTTAGATCAGATGGTAACTTAAATTTGGAAGGGCAGGATGTTAACATTAAGGCCAACGGCTCATTAAATATGGAGTCTAGTTCTGATACCTCTATATTAAGTAGTGGTGGTGGCAATGTTAATGCTGATGGCAGTCAAATTCACTTAAATTCTGGTAACTCCTCTCCTGTACCAACCTTAGGTGCTCACACTGATAACGACTTAAATGATTACTCCGAATAACAATGGTTAAATTTGATATTAAAACATTTGCTGAGGCTACGGGTAGAAGTGGATCCGTAATTAATGCTCTAGGCACTACGTTTGGTGTTCCTAGCTGCTTGATGAACTTAGGTAAAGAAGCTTTAAGCTTAATCCCTATGGATGTCTTAATTCCTATGAGATCTAAGATAGATGATGCCAAGGATAAATCAGAAGCAGTCACTAAAAAAGAAGAAGCTAAAATAAGGGCTGATTTGGGGATATCCGAATTTGCCGGGGATTCTGGAAAGTATACGTTAACGTCTTCGTCATCAAAATTGGGTGCTGACGCTGCGGAAGAAGACTCTGAGTTTTCCTTGGGGGATTTAGTGTCTAACGTGAATTCTGCCATAACCACGGGTTCTCAGATTTATAATAATGTTCAGGCCACTCAAGCCCAAGCGGAATCTCTTAAAGAGTGTATGGATAACTACCTAGAACTTTTAAAGTTTTCTGGTGGGAACTCTGTCGATAAAGTTGATTCGGAGACAGCAGATGGGATTAGACTTGCCAAATATTCCGCAGGCATCCAGTCCAGTCTGGATGCTTTAAATTTTCAAGCAAGTGCTGTAGCTTCTCTTAAGCTTATTGATGACGAGATTTCTAATCGGATACTAGATCCTTCTTTGGAGCCGAAGGTGGATACTTCCGTAGCTGAAGGGGTAGTTGAAGAGGTGTTCCGACTAACGGCAGGACCACCCCAGTCTAGAAGTGGAAAATTTATACTTTCGGTAGACGGACTATACTACGACTCCCAGACCGAGGGATTACAGCCAGCCCTCATAGAGCTACAAGCTAGAAAGCCTTCCGTAGAAAATAGTGATGCCTGGAAGCTTGAGTTTGATCCTAACTTGGGTGGTAAGGGTCTGCCTACCACTGTTGATGATCTTGACGGATATTTTAACACCATTTTTGATCCCAATAATATAGATGACTCTTCTTTCTTAGATCCTTACTATTCTCAAGACATCCCCTTGCAGGACATTATTGGTCAGAAAAACAGAAGGCTGTATGATTTATCGGGCCAGTTAAATGATTTTATAAATAGTGGATCCTCGCAAGCTTTAATAGACAATAGTCGGCAGGTTATGATTTCTGAGACATCTCAGTTCAGAATTCCAATAAACAAAAGAAAAAAGCAAATAGAACTCGCGGTTAAGCTTCCTAACATTTATGGTCGAGGACAGGTCTACCCTCCAGGAAATATTCCTGTAAACGACTTCTCTTACCTAGAGGGCGTTAACTTTCTTTTTGATGTGGAGCAGCAGCGACAGATAACTTTAAAACAAGATGATGTAGATTCGTGTGTGTTGCCTTTGGAAACAAAGTTCACCCAGCAGATCGACAACGATAGTCGGATCTCTCTAAATCATTTACTGATAAATAGAATCGGAAAAGCTTCTATTATACATAGCGAAGAACCTGACTCGGAAGGTAACGTCTCAATTAATGAGCCTATATCTGAAAATCGTTTACTTGCTCTTTACAATTTGTTATCAGTAAAGTTGTCTGAGACTAACGGTATTGATTATGGAGTATTTAACGGTGCTCCTACGGGGGAGTCACATAATGCCCAATTAGTAGGGGATACTTCCTCTACCTTTAATTTAGGTTTGGGAGTTCCTTACCTAGAGGGTGTGGCAAAGATTAGCAACTCGGAAGTGTCTGTCATAAGTAGTGTAGGAAGCTATATTAAACTTCCTCCTGTAGCAGAGTTTCAAGACCTTCTTTATACTAGACAAGGTGCTACGTTTGAATCCTGGGTGCATATACCGGCCTTCTCTTCTTACGACTTAGGGGCAGACGCTTCGGGGCTGTATAGGTTATTGTTGGCTAACGAAAATACGGGCCTAAAGGAGGGTGCAGACGCTCAGGCAGATATACTTAACCTGTCCTTTGATAATAACTTAACAACTACTAACGGGTTAATTTTTGGATTTACTAGGGATCGAAGGTTTACTCAAAAAACTCTTCCTTCCAATTTGCCTGCCGACAACTTGTATAATGACTCCGTTCTTGTCCTAGCACCTACGTTATCTTTCGATAGTTCTAGTGCCGGATTCATAAACTCTAGGGCGGTTGACGTGTGTAACTCTACTTCTTCTTGGTTGGGTATGACTGTTCCCGTTTCTAGCACCTTAAATGGAGTTAGTTTGTCTTCTTGTGAGGATGAGTTTTGTCATATCGTGTTGTCCTTAGACCCTCTAAACAATTCAATTAATTACTACTTAGATGGAGTCTCTATTGCTACTTCAAGCTATGAAGGAGTTTTTGGTATCTCACCAGATAAGAAAACTCCCAAAATCCCTTCTGTATTCCAAGACAACTCATTTAGGTATAACAGTGCTTATGTAAGTGAGTCTTCTGTGGCTGCTTCTAAATTAGGACCAGAGCTTGACGATTTCTTTACTCCTTGGATTATTGGAGGAGGATATACTGATGGAAATCCTAATGGAAACTTTATGGGAGGGGAATATGGAGGAAAGGTCAGCGGCCTTAAGGGGCATGTTGGCAGCGTGAAGATGTACTCTAGACCTCTTACAAGTTCTGAGGTAGAGATTAACTACACTGCATCTAAAGCCTTCTTTAAGAACATTGCTGTGTCAGGTATTTAATTATGGCTATTCCTACTTCTACAACTACTTACGGTAAGTTAATACCTCCTAAAGCTTTAAGGGATGCTACTCTTAAAGACTCTAAAGTATATGGATTTAATTACCCTCCTCAAGCCTCTCCTGGCAACGGTTATTTCTCCAAGTCTTCTGGCTTAACCATCGTTACATCCTCCATCAGAAGCCTTGTGAGGACCGAGAGAGGGGAGAGATTTATGCTACCTGACTATGGGTGTAATTTGAGAAAATTCTTAATGGAGCCTATGGATGAAGTAACTTTTAGGCTTATTAAAGAAGAGATTGAGACCTCGTTCCGTAAATACTTACGAGCAATTAACATAGGAAAGTTACAGGTGTTTGAAACGAAACAGTTTAATATTGAAGTTAAACTGTTTTGCTCCCTTAGGGATGTAAAGAATAGTAACTTTGGCGTGGGAGTAAGAATATAATGGTAGTATTTTCAGGAACAGTTAAATCGGATTTTTTAAAATTTCTCCCTTCAAACTTAGATAACAAGGAGAAGCTAATAGACTTTGCTGCTTCTGATTATACCACTTTAAGAGATAACTTAATAGCTTATACAAGAGCTAATTTTCCTTTAGATTATAATAACTTCTCAGAGTCGGACTTTGGGATGTTACTAATAGAGTTGATGGCAGCAGTGGGTCACATTCAGTCTCATAAGTCGGATTATCTTGCAAACGAAAACTTTCTCAGGACTGCTAGGGAGAGAGCAAGTGTTAAGAAACTTTTAGGTCTTGTTGGAGTTAGAATGAAAGGCCCTATCTCAGCCGCAGCGCAATCTACGATATCCTTTGATTCTCCTGTAGTGGGATGCAGTTCTCTTACCGTAGGTGAGGCATCTAGAACTTTTACTGTTAATTCGCCTGAGGATGGGGGTGCGTTAACTTACACTTTATACAAAGTTAATACCGATGGCACTGTAGATCTAGACAATACCTCTAATGATTTAGTATTTACCTTTGATCCTGTAGGTTCTTCTCAACCAGTCACTGTTACTAGCTCAGTATTGTTGGAGGGGTCATTAGTTGTTGAATCTGGTACTTTTCAAAGCGTAGACGGCATTAAGAGTGTTTCTTTAACTCAATTTCCTTACGTAGAAAAAAGTGCTCAAGTAATTGTAAACGGGCTAGGGTCTACTGCGGGAATATACAAAGAAGAAAGTAATATCTATTTTGCTTCTGGGGCTACTGACAAAGTATTTCAAGTTACCACTGATGGGTCTTTTAAGGCTTCCATACTGTTTGGAGATAATACAGTAGGTATGTCCCCTGCGGTAGGTGATTCATACATAGTATCCTACCGAGTAGGGGGAGGTACTAGGGGCAATATATCTGAGAGCTATATAAATGTTCCTATCCAGGGTACTGCGAGTAATGGAACTGAAGACGGAACTGTGGGCATAGCCGGAACTCTTGAAAATACTAGCCTTGCTACAGGGGGTGCTGATGCCGAGTCTATGGCTAAAGCAAAAAGATATGCCCCTCTTACCTTCAGGTCTCAGGACAGGCTCGTTACACTTCCAGACTACAGAGCATTCGCAAACACCTTTATTTCTAACTATGGATCTACGGGAAAAGCTACTGCTAGTGTAAGAAGAGCCTTCTCGTCAGCAAACACTATTGACGTTTTTGTTCTAGAAAAAGCCTCTGACACTCAGTTAAGGTCGGCAACTCCTGAATATAAGAAACAGTTATTGGAGGCTATCTTACCTCAGAAGATGCTTACAGATGATCCGGTAATTGTTGACGGTTTGATAAGAACTTTAGATGTTCAGCTAACTTTAACCTTAGATAGAAAATTTGAATTTAATGCTCCTGCGATAGTATCCACTGTAAGATCTCTAGTTTTAAATTACTTCAATGTTGATAACACCGACTTTGGACAAGCTTTTCATCCTCAAGACTTGGTTAAAACTATCCTTCAAGAAGAGCCTCAGACAAGGTTTATAACTGTGGACAACATAAGTAGCCCTATAACCGTTGGGTTTAATGAGATTATTCAATTGAATAACTTTACTATAAGGACTGAGTACGTCTAATGTCTGGTAAGACTTATTTAACTAATCAAAAATACTTTAAGCCCAACTACTTCGAGGCAGTAAAGTATATCGTACCCCAGTATCTAACTGAGGATGATATCTCTACTTTCGGACAGGAAGTCGATATTAAGGATCAGGTTATAAATTCTCATTTGGATATTGCTAATAGCTTATCTGATGTGATAGTTGTAAGTGGGGTAGAGGATACCATTTACAGTAACGTATCCTCCTTGTCGGGGATCGCTCCTTATTTTGTTAAGCAGAACGGTCTTACTAATATAACAACAGAAAGATTTGAGACCAAGATACTTTCCCCCTTAAAAAAATCTATATTAGATTACAAGACTAGTGCAAGCTTCTCGTCTTACGTTTCAAATACTCTGCTTCCCTCGATAGCACTCAATAATCCAACAGCCGTATTTACTGCCGGACATTCTCCATCGGACACTCACAACTACTTGATTGAGAATCTATCCTGGATGTATTTCCTTAATACTACGGGAACCTACTTTGACCCTTCTTCTTACGTATCGGATCTAATAGTAAATAATATTTATTTTGGAAAGCCTATCGCTACTAGTGACGGTATTAAGGGGTTGATGGAACATGTCTGGAAGAATAAGAAGACAGCATTCTATCCAGCCACTACATTTGCGAGTGGGGCAGGGACTTACGTAAGTGGAACCCAGCAATTAGACAACCTTAAGACTTGGGTTGATGTCGTGTACTCCCCTTTACATTCTGATAAGTCTGATTTTACTGTAAGAGATAGGTTTGAAACTTTTATAGATTCCTCCCTGAAAATTAGTAATGAGATACCTAATGGCCCTTTCACAAAGTTCCTAAGGGCTTTATCTTTTATTGCTTTTGATATCGATAATCAAAGTGAGTTATTATCTACGCTTTACGATATAGATGAATGCCCTGATGAATTCTTGCCTCTTCTTGCGGAGTTAATTGGATGGGATTTGTTTGGCAGTGACCCCTCTAGGTGGAGACTACAGCTTAGGAATGCGGTTAGTATTTACAAGGCAGTCGGCACAAAGAAATCCCTGAAGTTCGCAATGAACTCTGTGTTTCCGAAAGATGCCTTTGACCTGGAATCAAAAGTTGTAGAACTTTATGAGTCTTACGTTCCCTTCTTAATTTATTACGCGCTGGCTACGGAGTCATCAGTATTCAAATCTTTAGCTACATGGACTCCTGAAGTAGCTGATTCGCTGGACGTTGTAGGTTACTCCACTTCCAGCCTAGATGAAAATCTAAAGCTTGCTACCGATAGAATTTTATACGAAATATACCTTAAGTTTAAAGGTACAAATGGATTTCAGCCGTTCCCAGGGGAGGAGTTAGGGTATAATTATAGGGGCCGCACATACCCTATCCCTCCATTTGAGGAGTATCCCTACTATGCTAATTTTGAAGTAAGAAGGGAAGTAATTGATTTTCTTGCGGATAGGCTTGCCTGCTTTGGGGTAAGGGATCAATTTGCTTTAGATGTCAGTGGGTATCTTCATGACAATGTAATAAATGTAGATGACGAACCCCGAGCGGCTAGTTTTCTATTCTTTACTTCAGCATACAATGAGCCTCCAAATACTTCTAGGTTATTACAAGATTTAAACAACGAAAAGTTTGAATATGTTTCTCTTTGGTCTGGAAAGTCATCTCACTTTAAGGTGTTCTTTAATGCTAACTCTTTTGATTTTGATACTAAAGGGATATCTTTCGGGCAGGAGACCACAGGTGATGCTTTTGTGCTGGCATCTCAGATAACTAGAAGGATGGCACCGGCTCACTCAATTCCTTTAGTGAGCTTAGAATTATCTTCCGTAGATACCTTACCCATTAATGTTTCTTCCTTACCTTTGATATTTCCTGATAAGGTAGAGATAGAATCAGGTGCTTCAAGAAACTACTTCTTGTCAGGTTTAAACTTGAATAGTTACAAGAGGGGGTACAATACTGGAGGAAAGGACATAGGAAGATCTGCAACCCAAACACTGGCTTCCCCAGAAATCCTTACTGCTACTAATGCAATAAATATTCCTAGAAAATCATTACGCAGAAGATCCTACGACAATCTCATGTCCTTTAACGGTTACTACGACCGTACTGGATTTAACATGCCTTCTACGTTTGCTATGGCATCGGGACTAACTCTAAGTGGTATCCCTCTTGGATTAATTCCTAGTAGCTATGAGTATACCCCAGTTTCTGATCACGTAAATTTACCCAGCATTTGGAGTAGGTGTGAGACCTTAGATTCAGACAGTAGCTACTATGAGTATGATGTTAGCAACACTATACCTTTCCGTGGGCAGGCATCAGGTGCCCCTAGGAACGACAGGGGGCAGTTGCCAGATGTTTATGCTGCTATGCATGATATCAGGGAGCATACGAAGGTTATGGATGCCTCAGCAGCATATGGGCCTGCAAGCCTGTATGTAAATTCTGTTAGTAATGTATACCAATCATACGCAAACTCTGCCACACAAGCTAGTGGTTGGTTCCCTAACAGTGCTGAAGATTTCTACAACTTCTCTTTCGGAAAGGACCTACACACCTTATACACTATTTACACTTCTACCTTCGAGCGTCATCAAATGAATGAAAGACTTCAGTATGTTGACGGAGCTAATTTATTTTCTCATACCTTTGGGCCTATTTTATACAACCATAATTTAGAAGACGTAGCGAGAGACTCTAGTTTCCTTGCATCTTCTATTGATGCAATTACCTACTTCAGTCCTGTAGACAGCTTATTTACTGGGCCTTTGTCTTATGCTGCTTCGGATCCTACTGATATGTATCTTGATACTTCCGAGAGGGTAGTCTCTGGAGCAATCCCTGCGGTGGAACTTATCCAGACCTCAGGTTCAGGGAAAAATAACTTGTTTTCAATATTTAAGATTGATAGTAAATTCAAGAAAGCTACTGACGATCCTTACATGTTTGATAATACTTTTATCATATCTAGAGCAACAGAAAGAGGATTGCCTAGGGTTAGGTTTGACATGTCTAAGTATACGGCACCTTCGGATCGCCCTATAGCTACTAACTTCTTGGTCCCTGATCACGAACAGGAATTAAAGGTTAAAACTTTAGTAACAATAGGGGGGAATAATTTTGGAGGAAGGGCTATTGGTATGTGGATACATACTAAGCCTGAAGGAGGCAAGATGTGGTCTTACACTAGCAAGGGCCAATGGGAACAACATGATCAGCTTATAGGAAGACAGGATGTTGTATCCACCTACTCCCACGTAGTATCACTCCCTAGGAGAACCAAAGAGGTCGATCCTTTTAGTCCTGAAAGTTATGAGTGTCTTGATGTTGTTCCTTACGCCAATAGTTACAACCCTGCCGTCACTCCGGTATCTAGGTTAAGGGAGACAGACTTTGAGGAGCTTATAGTAAAGTTTAATACAACTAACAGAAATATTCTACTTCCTAGTGATTACCAAAAAGCCTACAAGCAGCTTCACCGTAAGGATCAGCAGTATGTGGTCGAAGTATTCATGGTTCCGAATGGAGATGTTGCAACCTTTATGTTGCTGGATACTGTAGAGCTTCAAGACCTTACTTTAAAGAAGCTTTCTGAGATCTTTGTTAACGGTAAATACCAAGACCCTCAATGCATAATGCCTCAGGTTGTTGGTAACTGCCCAGAATATAGGCATCCATTATCTAAGGATAGACTAAGACAGATATTTAAATTCTTTAATGATATAGCTGGAAAGAACTCTGCTCAAGGTATAGCTAGTAGAGACGCTTTCGAATCATCGGCTATAATGGACGTAAGCGGAGGTTCTAGATTGGATTACAGGAATAAGACTTCTTGGAATTATGTAATCAAGAACGTTGCCCAAGTGATAGAAGGGATAATTTTAGACGCATAATGTTTACTCAAGGATTTGGAGAAGTCTTAACGGACATATTGACTGTTAACCCTGCGCTAGCGGAATTGCCTTCGGCTAGCTCGATTTTGGATACGTCTAACTATACTTTCAATGCCGTCACTTATGGTAAGGATGCTCAAGGATTCAACTTTCATGGGCACGCAATAGTAAATGTCGCAACAGACGTTGCAGGATTTATTCAGACTTGTAATTTAGGTTTACTACTTCTCGAAGCGTATAATCCTGACTCTGCTGGATCTACTAGCTCCTACTTCTTTTCTTCCACTTACGAAAAATTTTCCTCTACTTACAATTCTGTACCTCAATACCCTTCTCCTTATGATCGAAGAGTAGAGAAAAATTCCACTATTCCTAACGCCCTAACTGCCTCGGCTTCCCTTATTAATAATTTTAGCAGCATACCTGATATGGGTCACTACTCTAATGTCGCAGCAGGTGACCCGTCAATTAGTGGGTTATGGAATATTGTAGGAGGGTTTCCTCCTTCCAAGTATATACTTCCGGGCTACCCGACGATTGCACCAAACTTTGTCTTGGGAAGGAACGGCGCGGTCACCGCCGTTGCCTTGAGCGGAGTATATAATGAATTTGGTCTTGTGGACCCTAGTGGATTTGTAAAAATTAATGAGACCTCAGGAATCGACACAGGTCTAAGCTCTTTAACTAATATTCAGGGTGGAGCTTTATCGGGGGGTCCTTGCATCTATAGTGGAGTAGCAGGGGTAGCAGTTTCCTCAGGGGAAGTCACCTTAGCCGTTGTGCCTCAATTAGGGGACGCGGCAGCTTTAGCTGCTTTTGGGGGAGTGTCTCATTTGGGGGTATGGTGTTTAGATTTAGGCGAGATGCTTAAACAGGGATTAACCCCTCCCTATTCTTGGAATCCCCTAAATAACAACAGGAAATATAAATTAGTATCTAAGACTACCTTATGGGATAATTTACTAAGCCACCAGGATTACTCCACTTATAGTGGATTAGTTGATGGTCTCGCTTTAGGGTTAGCTTTAGCAAATAAAGGTCCTTTGTTTACTATTAAATTTACTTTTACTTAATCATGAATAATACATTCAACGAAGGGTTAGCCACTAAAGGCCATTTAACCATACATAAGATTGCTAATGGAGAGGAGGAGCTTCTCTTTGATGATAAGAATGTTATTGTTTCTGGGTTTGGATGGGCGTTAGGTCACCTTTATGGGTTGGCGGGATCACCTACGGTTACTGACTTTCAGATCGATAGATTTCAGTTAGGTGTTAGCGGTCACGCTGGCGTTCAGGTAAGCTCTACTTTTCAACTGTCAGGTCCTTTAAGCTCTACAGAGGAGTATACTACTAACGGAGACAGTAACCTCTTAGCGGTTTCTGCTGATGCTTATGCTAACGATCAAATAAATGGAACACAATCAGTTTTTGCTAAAATTCCTTTTAGCAAGGTAACTAAAATAGATGACAGAAGTGTTAGATACACTATATTTGTAGATGAAGACTCCTGTAATAATTTATCTAGAAACAGCAATCCAATGAATTTAAATGAGATTGCTTTATGGGTTAAGAACCCAAAGGGAAGACCTAATGACGCATCAGTAATGGCTGCATACAGGTACTTTAGTAATATTAGAAAAACATCAGACTTTGGTCTAGTGTTCAGATGGACAATTACATTCGGATAACATGTTAAACCCAAGTGACGTATATGTTGAAGGTGGCTCAAATGACCTTTATGCCTGTTGGACTGACAAGGTTACAAAGTATGATGCTAGCTCATTCTACAATTGGGAGATGGACAATCTTCCCCTTCATGATTTAGAAGAAAGGACTCACTTGCTGTGGGAGCGTTTAGGTAATCCTACCTCGGCAATTACTGGAATGTCTTTCATTGTATCTGGTGATGCGACCGAGTCCTGTAATCCTTTATACTTCACTACTCTGAGTGCGTGTCTTCAAGCTCTCCCAGAAGTTATTAATCACCCTATACTGGTTGAGGTTGCTAGCTTTGGTGCCTTGGGTAGCCTTGATATTTCTAATAAGGTATTTGGTCCTCGTGGTGCTATCGAGATAATTAATAGAAACTGTGGGTTTGCAGGGGCAGTAGACTTAGCTAACTATCCAATGTCCCTGAATGTATTGGATACCGTATATACTGATTACGCTTTAGCTAAGAGTGTAAGCTCGTTGTTTAGTACTTCTGCTCCGTCCGTTAGCTTTGATAACTTTAACTCCTACATGTATTCTAACGGGCAGTTCTTGGCTAGCGGTACCGATAGATGGAAAGATGAAAGATTCGATACACCTGGGCATTACGCTTTTACTCGAAGAGTAGGTAGCGATCAGTTAGGAGTGATGACTGCATCTCTAAGTAGTACTGGTGCTCCGTGGGGTACTGAATCCAGTGATAGTTTAGCAAAAGCATCTAGCGGTTTAAACTTTATTCCTCACGACAAAACTTTTAGATCCGAAGAGTTGATGAACTCCTATGATGCCAGCACGGTTTCTGAGATTGCTGGGGGTTCTCCTATATTTCCTACTGCGGGAGCTAACGGAGTCGCGGGTGCTCCTGAAGACGCAGTTGCAGCATTCTCCTACATGAATCACTTAGATTCAATTAAGATAACCAACTGTGACGGTCCTATCTACATTAGAAACTTCACTGTTGACGGAGAGAACACCCGAGCAAAGGGTATTGAAATCATAAACTCTAATGTTAATCTAGAGAGATGTTCAGCTTCTAGATGCACTCAAGCTGGGTTGCATGTTACTAACTCTAAAGTTAATCTTCTTCGAGGATTTGTCTCCTTTAGAAACTATGGATTTGAAAACGGTGTCCGTGTTGGATTGAATTGGAATGAGAAGGTAGAATCCTACAAGACTTTAGATTCTTACGGTGCGGGTATCTATGCTGACAATTCAACAATAGATTTCCAATCTACTTATGCTAGGGATATTGAGAAATCATCGCAAGCCTCTTCTCTTGTATACAAGCCTACTAATTACACGGGAAATTTGCCAGCCCCTTCGCAAGAAGCGTTGTACTGCCTATCAAGAAACGATATTGGCATCCACGCTCTTAACTCCACTATTACTGGAGGCAAGACAGAGTTAGCTCCAACATCAGCAACGACTGGGTGGCAAGACGCAGTTCAAATATTCTCAGAACTTAATACTGAGGCAGGAGCTAGGCTTTCTAATTGTTCTTTAAATCTAAAGGGAAGGCTTACAACTTACGGAAATTACTATGGTATTGATGCTTTAAATAGTGACATGTCTTTTGATTTCCTTAAAGCTTATGCAAACCAAAAGGATGCGCTTAAGCTAGATGGGTGCTCCCTTAAATACAATAATAATCTTTATCAGGGATACTTAGACAAGATAGGAAACTACAACCTTGGCAAGGATGGTTACCTACAACATCAAGTAACTTTACTTAAGAACGGAGGAGCAATAAACGCTAAGAACTCAACTATAGGCCCTGTGTATACTAGCGCGATGCCTGATATTTATGAGAGTTTCTTTATCTCAGGAACTCACGGAGTTTACAAAAGTGCGGACGCTACAAAGAATGTGAAACCTAACGTGATCCTAGATGGTTCTCATCTTGATGCAATTCACGCTAGCGTATACACGGAGCCTACTGGAGGAGGAAGAACCGAGGCGTGCTTTGGGGAAGCCA